CGGACTAGTAAGACCAGAACCATAATCAACATTGCCATTACCGCATAGGTGCAGGGCCCAATTACGAGCTCCGCCAGGAAAGTTTATCGATTGGCGAATTACATTGTATCTGCTTTGAAATGAATAATACGGCTGATAGTCCAAACCAAACTGGGTTAGAGCTAGACCAGTATCATGTTCAATGGTGGGATGAATAAATCGGACTCTAGGATCAGACTGAAGATTTGCAGCTTCTTGATCGGTTAGCCAGTAATGTGTTTGAATATCTGATGTGATTCTGCGATTAGCAACTTCTACAGGCCTATCAGGTACAATGTTGCCATCAACTTCGTTGTTGGCTGTAGTATCAAGTTCTAGATCCTGTTCAAGAGATTCTAGGCATCCATCGTGCGCAATAACAATATATTCACGTTTGCCATCCACCAAATCTGCTGACGTAGGATTATACAAGTGACCAGAAGACAGATTAGGGGGTAGATTATTAATCTGGGCAAAGAGATCTGATCTGAAAAGATCTTCGTGTCCTTGGAAATTATAGATTACGTTGGCTGTGCTCATTAGTGTAAATCCGTCCAAACTTTATCAGCAAACACCTGTATTTTATTGGTGGTTATGTTTAAAATTACATCACCGTTGGCTGGTGAAATAATGTGATTGTCGCGATCGGTCGTAGTAAAACTTGCAAGCCTCAGAGGGCTATTGGTAACCACAACCGCGCCACCTCTGCTGTTGGCATTGGCATATATGCGCAAATCAAACAAGCTTTTTAGGGCAGGTTCCGCTGTGCTGTTAACAATTTCAAAACCATTGGCTGATACATTGGACTTGAAGTTGATGGTTCCAGCAGTCTCATTAATCACCAGAGAGTTGGCGTTGATTTCCTGAGACAGATAAATGCCGCGAAATTTACGATTTGTATTACCCAAAGTATGGATATTGCTAGTAGTAAATCCGACATTACCACTCGTGCTGTTCAGAAGATTGGCAATACTGATCTGATTGCTGGTCAATCCAGGATCGACTTTTACCAGATAGGTAGTATCGGCTCCGGATGCTGATGAGGCATCAATGGTTAAATTATCAGGCATTAGTGTAAATCCGTCCAGCTATTATTGACATAGGCCTGAAGTTTATTAGTGGTAGTGTTATAGATTACATCACCATTGGCTACGCCAATCAACGAATTTCTTTGTGTTGTGGTGAAACCAGTAAATCTCAGAGGACTGTTGGTGATGACAACCGCTCCACCACCGCCATTGGAATTTGCTCTAAGATTGATGTTGCTATTGCTGCGCAAAGTTGGTACGCCTGATCCCAATGAAACAAAAGCATTGGCTGCTAGATTGCCGGAAAAAGTTACACTGCCATTGGCATCGGCTCTGAGGTTGGTATTGCCCAGGAAGATTCCATCCGAAGCAACATAGATGGCTCGGAATCTATTGGTGCTGTTGCCCATGCTATAGACATCATTGGTGCTGGGTATGATGTTCATGTTCAGACCAACTAACAGATTCGAAGCAGTTAGTTTCTTGCTAACACCACCTTGCACAAGATAAACATAATCACCGGCTACAGCATTGTTGGCTACAGGCAATTGACTTAATTTAAGATTAGGCATGCTTTTCTCAGTTTGTCATTAAAATTTAGGTGCGACCCTTTCGCATATTTATCTGCCAATGCGCAAGCTGTTTCTTGCGTGGACTAGAATTGGGACTGCTACGAATTTTCTTTAGGAGAGCTATGGTAGCTCCCTTGGGTATGCCGTGTCTAGCACTATCACCCCGATCCTGTGGATTACGTCCGTCTTGAAAATTTTCATTAGTAGCTTTAGATGCAGCCATTCTCTTAGCTATTTGTTTATCCTCACGTTTGTTTACCGGATGTTCCCAGGTCTCACGATGATCCCAAACTAGACTACCTTCATGATGTCGTTCATTGTTGTGATTAACAGAACGATCAACCTGAGTAACCTTTTTACCACTACCACTTAAATGAAATCTAAGCATGGTTCTGTATCCAGGCTTTTCTTTGTCAACGTACTTATTGGGACCATGAACAGCATAAACATGTTCAAAACCATGACGTCTTTCAAACTTAAAACCTACCTGAGCCCCTAAACTCATTTGCGGAAACATATGTTTTTGAAATTGTTCGTGCTTAGCAATCAAAAGAGCCTTTGGTTTACCGATATGAGCTTCTAGATCATGGTACGACATTACACCAGTTTGCTCATCGGGCTTATTATATGAAGTACTAACACCTTCATTGGTTTTGTTTTTACCCTGACAATGCGCACGTTGACTGAAGCCCTTAGGGTCGTTGCAATCTATGCTGCGTTTGTATTTGTTGGACCATTTTTCCCGTAGCTCTGCTAGAGTTTTCATTTAGTGCCCAGTCCCTGTTTGACTGTAGGTGCACTCCAGGCTTTACAGGACCAATATCCTGCTGTTGTTTTATCCTTCTTCTGGTCACAATTATGACGCGCTCTGAAATTTCTGCGACGATTGGGGTCCGATGTCTTGATGGTCAGCCCCGTAGTATCACCAAATTCTACTTTCTTGGCTTTGCCGTCACCATCTGGATCAACATAGACCTTGCGTTTTTTAATATCACCAGCCATGGGCTTGTTCAAGGGCACGGTCTTGCCCTTGTAGGTGGCTTCCCTGAGTTCTTTAAAGGTCTTCATTTTCGGCCTTCATATAGGATCTTACGGAACTCATGTAGTCCTCGGCCTTGGTAATCTTGGCCTGTACCCACTCAGGTAAATTGGTGTTGGGCTCCAGCATGTCATGCACCTCTTGTGCATTGAATATAATGCTGCGCAGATCGGATCTAGCCATGTCGCCTTCGTAATCATACTCTTGTGCTTCTTTTTCGTCTTGTTCGGCTAGGTTACCTTTGTGATATGCCCTGGCTGCTGCTTGGGGTGTATCGTGTAGAGTAGTTTTTGCAGTAAATGCTGTGGATGAACCACCTGCTGCATAATACTTTTTTGTCGTGTTATGCTTTAGAATGTTGGCACCCTTGCCTTTGGTGGCAGAATGCGTATAACCTACATAGGTTCCTGATTTTCCTTTTATTTGATGACCACCAGACTGATCTATGTACTTGTACATCTCAGTATCTTTGGCTTCCGAGACACCTTGCTTGTGTTTTTTAATCCAGGCATGTGCTTCATCTCTGCTCTTGAATGGTCCCGCCACTGCTACCGCTTGCCCATCCTTGAACACACGCCAGGTTCCGTCTTTGGTTTCACGACCGGTATAGCCTTCCGCCACAGCTTTTGTGACTTTGGCTACACCTACATGATGATTTTTAGTACCAATGGCTTCGATTTCTTTGACACGATTTTTATCCTGCTCTTTGCGTTTCATGAGAGCATTGTAGGCAACCGAACCTTTACGTGGTGGTTTAGCTCCATAGGAAAATGCACCGGCTTCTGTCACTTCCGTCGTTTCCTTCAATTTTTTCAATTCTAATTCATATTCTTTGACTTTATGATGGACGCCTTTTACTTTGGCAACAGCAATAAGATTTTTTAGACTGCGAATTCTATCTTGCTTGATGCTGTCTTTCATCATAGGACTAGGATCTTTGAATGCAGCTTCCGCCACACCTTGCTTTTTATGTTCCATAGCCTTTTCTTGATGTTCTTCAGCCTTGGCTGCATGACTATCTGCTACGCTATGACGACCTCTCTCAGCATGCCATTGAGCTAAATTATCGTGATGGTCAGCCATGTGTAGGTGATGGGCGAACATATCACCTTGCTTCTTAGCAGCATCAGCAGAACGTTTATTTTCTTCAGATTTTTCGTATGCACCTTCAAGAATATTTTCTTCTGCCACACCTTGAGACATTTTTTGTTTAAGTACTTGAATCTTTTGTTGATATTGTTTGCTTTTTGCATCATCACCAGCACGATTCGCAGCCAACGCAAGTTCTTCGTATTTTGATATTTTCTTTTTAGTAGAGGAAATGTCTTCCGCCACACCTTCGGCATCTTCTTTCATACTAAAAGACTTAGGCGCTTTTGTTGTCGTGGCAATTCTGTAATGTGCTCGTTCACCCTGATCCATGCCCCTATGTTCGTCTTTAGCAGATTCTAAATCTTTATGTGTGCTTAGTACTTTATTAGTTGCTTTATGTACTAATGAGTAATATGTTACGGGTTTAGACTCACTTTGCTCTCTAACATATTTACGATCACCGATGGTTTCTAGAGAACCGGAAACAACTGGATTACCATGAGCATTTTTATGCGCATCTTCCCGTGATTTATAAGAGGCCAAAACATTACCATCTAACTTTGATACGACATGATGTTGATACTCTGACTGCTTAACAGGTTTAGCCACGTCCTTATCACTAACTGGATATTGTCTTAGATGACGAGTAGTGGCATTAGGTTTCTTGGATGCTTCGTCGATTTCGGTTTCTTCTTTGGCCAGTCTTTCGGCTGCACGATTGATACCAGTTAGACGATTCTTTACTGCGCGTTTGAGTTCTGGTCGAGCCTTGGCCACGGTACCATCTGGGCTTTCTCTGCCTATGTTCTGTTTGTCACGACCATAGCTACCTGCTGCCTTGCTAACATAATTGGCAAGTGTTGTTCTTTTTAGCTCATCAATCTGTTCGGCATCTTCTCTAACAACATAACTAACATTCTTCATACCAGAAGTAGGATGGGTAAATGTCTTTTTAAACACCTTACCACCATGTTGCTTGGCATGGGCAAAGGCATCTTCTTTTTTACCAAACTCATTCGTAGGTGGTTTGATCATGGGTGATGCTTGTTCTTGAACAGTTCTTAGATCTTTGAATGTCTTCATTTAATACCAGGGCCTTTCTAATCCAAAATAGGTTGCTTTCCAATGAGCCTGCGCATACCAGCCTTTGAGGTTTTGCCATTCATCTCGTAGTGACCAAACTCGCTTGGCAGCATCCACCCAATCTGTATTCTTAACTAATTCTTCGGCTTTGACTCTTTCTTGTTCTATGTACTCTAGACTAGGACTATCCCATTCTAGATGTATAACTTCTAGTGCTATGTTGCCATCACAATAATCTATGTTTAAATCCAGCCCCCATTTCTTCTTGCAGGTCAATAACCAACCTACGCGGGGATACTTCTTGGTCTGTCGTTGAATCTGTGCCAGGGCCATACCCTCAAAATTGCAGCGATACATGGCACAGCTATGATCTATGCTCAAATATTCATGATCAACGGCAATCCAGGGCTGAAATACTCCGGGATGACCAGCAGTATAACGACTTACTTCTAGTCCCTGGCAGGCATAATAGGTCTGTTCGAGTCTAGTGAGCTCATAGCCATCTTTATCAAAGAAGTCCATGGCCTGCGGATCCTTGTAAAAAACATCATCTATGCCTACGTTAATTACAGGATCGGTTATAAAATCGATTCTGGCAATGCTGAACATTACATGGTTCGGTCTTTATTATCTATGGGACCGTCGGTCAACCATAGCTTACAGGTTCTGGTACCAGCACATTTGAAATGTAAGATGTTGCAGTAACCCAGGTCTGCTTTTTCTGCGGTGGCCAGAGCATCGGCCGATTTTTCTTTACCTTGCATGCCCACTTCTATGCACTTGCGCATCTTGTCCGAAATATCAAATGCCGCACAGTTGCCACAGGTCATGGTCTTGGCATTTTCTACACTGATGCTCCAGACCTTGGCTATTTTATTCCAATGATCACCGGGCTCGTTGGGGTTGGCTGGGCCGTACAGATATTCATCAATGGCATGCTGGCGATTTTTAACGTTGGTGTCCAGATGCTGCGTAGCCACAGGGCAAGCAGATTCATAGAGTTCGTTTCTTAGTTCAAAGAATTTTTTCATTTGCGTTTCTTGTACAGACGACCCTGCTCAATCTTTTTAATCTTGGGAATCATTCGCTGAGCCAGAATGTTCTGTATGTTCTTCATGCGACGTACTTGTTGCTCTATTCTATCTTTTTCCGCTGGACTCAGAGACGCTTTGTCACGACCTCTGAGCAATCTTTTGGTTATGGATCTGCGTGCAGCATTGGTGGCACGTTTCTTGAGAGTGGCAAAGTCACTGGCTCTGCGAAGCTTGATGCCACGCAATTGCACCCGCTTGGCCTTGTGTCTGGCAAAGGTCATGCGCTTACGCAGACGAGCCTGAGCACTTAGAGCTTCATTGATGTCTTCTTCGGCTTCGTCGACTTCGATGAGTTCATCGGCATCGTAAAGATCCGCAATGTCGTCCCAGGTTAAAGCCTCGGCCATTTGTTCGAGATCGGTGTCCGAAATAACGTCATCTTGGGATTTTGATTCCCAAATGATTTCTACGAAGCTTTTCATTTTAGCATGCTACGCATCTGCCAGGCATGTTTCTGGTGTGCATTGATGCGTTGTGTTAAAAAGTCTGACAAACCAACTTCTCCAGCAGCTTCACTGGCTTTAAAGGCTGTCATGAGAGTCAAAAGACAGATGTTGTTGCTGTCCACTAGGCTGCTAACAATGTCCCTGGGGTTGCTTTTAACGCCCATGGCACTAATGCTGGTGGACATCATCATTTCGCTGATGTCGCCTGGAGCATAGGCATCTAGTATTCTGATGTACTCGGCTATGGGATCTACGGCTCCGTGCAACTCTTCATAGAGCTCGCCCAAGAAATCATGATACTCAGCAAAGTCCGGTCCTTCGACATTCCAGTGACCGCTATGAGCCTGGAAATACATGCCAAAGGTATTGGCCAACGTTTGTCTTAATGCTTGAATTAATTCTTCCATTACTACTCCATTTTACGTGCTTTGACTTGGGCTCTATAGGCTGGACCGTGCTGGGCGAAATCAGTAACCTGAGCTGCATGAATGCTGGCTCGTGCAGCATCGTGTTGAGCAGTTGTTTTGATGTTTTCAGGCTCGTGCATGAAACTCTTGAAGCTAACAAATCCTACGGGCTTGCCATCGAAACCAACTTCGTCGGTCACGGCTTTGTCTATGCCATGAAAAACGTCTTTGCCATCGTTAAAATTAATATCGCGTTCATCGCGCTGTGGATCGCCCATGTGCTTGTAGGGACCCATTTTTTTAATGTTTTGATTGTCAGGCAAATTCTGGGCTTCTTCGGCTTCACGCAGGTCTTTGTCTGCAGTGTGATAGGTTTTGCCTTTGGTGATGTAGCTGTTGACTCTGGCCATGCCCCATTGCTGCGGAGTAGTTCCGGGTCTGTGGCCAGTGCGCCAGGCCGCTACGCCACGCTTGTAGACCTGACGCAAGGTACCCAGGCTAACACCACTCTCAGATGCTTTTTTGCTAAGAGCGGCATCAGCAGCTTCTTTGATTTCTGTATCCATTTTGCTGTTTTCCGTATCGTCTTTGAAGTCTAGTTTCTTGACTAAGTTATGGCGTTTGATAGTTTTGCCATCGGTTCGGTGCAAAAGAATGCTCTGCACGGCGTGAGTGCTTTTTATGGGTTTCATGCTTTCTTCAACCTCTCCTTGCTCTACGGGCAGATGCGTTCCATATTGCTGCATCATGATGCCATCGTTGTGCATGCCCAGCTCTGACATTTTACGCATGTGCGTTTCAAACCAATTCTTGCCGTATTTGGTGGCAAAGTCGGCATCGGTCAAACCCAACAAGTGCAGGGTATCATGAGCTATGCCCATGTACATGGTAAAATCATGTATGAGTTCTGTGGTGGCAAAACCCTGATTCATGGCTTCGCGTTCTACACCCAGCATGGCATCCGTAGCCTGTATGGCTTTGATGACAAATTCGGGATTCAGAGCAGGATTGTCTATGACCTGTTTGAGGGTGATCACTGCACCTGGACAAAGATCTAGGTTGACCGTTGTATAGCCATTGAAACTTAATTGCTGTTCGGATTCCTTGATGATCATGCGCTGTTCGGCTGACATGAGTATCCAGGGCAGATGTTGTTCACGAACACGATATCGTTCGTGATAGCGTTTGGTGTATTTGCTGAGTTTAGTGGTGGCTTCAGTGTCGCCAGGCGCAGGTACATAGGCGCTGGCATCAGAGCTGGCCTTGGCACCATGTTTCTTGAAATGTTGGCGACGAGCTAACTGCGTAGCATGAGATAGTTCGCCCGAATATTTCTTAGACAGCCCACTAGGATTTGTTGGGTTTTGCTTTAACCTTCCGGTTTTGGTATAGTATTGTCCCGATCGTTCTTCGAGATCGGCTATCCAATATTTCTCCGTGGTGTGGTCTTCTAGCTGCAAAGTTACATAGGTCGAACCCCTGTATACTATCTCTGCAAGCTGCTTACCGCAATTGACTCGGTCGCCTAGATTATATATTTCTCCGTTGACATAGATCTGACGGAGATCACGACTTTCTTTTCGGACTTGGCCTTGACGCACATCGTTGTACAGCTCACGAGCCTGAGCATCGCTGAAATGCGCAGGTACGCCTTTGCGGAATTCTGCATAGTCATTGTTGGCAGCATGAGCTCGCATCTTGCTGGCACTCATGCCTTCGGCACCTTCGCTGTCAGGATCTCTCTCTAGACTTACTCCAGCCAGCTTGTGCATTTCCTTGGCATTGGGCACACGGATGCTTTTGAAATTATAAAAGTCTGGATGTCCATTGTACTTGTGCAGAGTGTCGTGATATTCCTGTACCCGATCCGAACCAGCCACCATGACCAGATGCTGATAGCCTTGCTGATGCAGACGCTTGGCCTGATGCAAGAAGCTAGGGGTTTCTTTGCTGGTAGCTGTTACTTTGACCTTGGGAAAGGCTCGTTTGACATGCTTGAGCTTTTGATCAACACTCAGGGGATTTTTCTTGGGATCGTGACTATGAGTGATGCTGAGTTCATAGTCAGCATTGAGCCTTTGGGCTAGCTTCTGACCGGCTTCGACCATTTTCTGATGGCCTACGGTTACGGGATTCATGCGACCATGACTGAACACTACGGTGTCGCGCTTGCCTTCGGTAATGAAAGTCTTAAATTCCATGGTGGTCCATTTCAATATAACCGATTATTTATATCTAATAAATTTCACGCCATTGAATAGCAGCTCCAACATTGGTCGAACTGCTTGTCAAGTTCTTAACAACTATACAAAATACTTCGGAGTTTGAACTATCAAAATTCTGTACAATATAGTTTTTCTTAGCTGATGAGGGTTGGTTAGCTGCTGGTGCTCCCCCGGTCTTTTGACTACCTTGCGTAGCGGCCGCTACGAAGCCTCCATCTATTTCTTCACCATCAGTAAATGCAGTGAGATCTATGTTGTATTCTATGCCTGAATTAGTGTTTACAGCAGTCCAGGCCTGAGCATTGGCTGTTAGATTGGCCACTGAAGGCAACTTAACTAGATACCAGGTTATATTTTGGCCATCACTAAAAACATTGATAGCACCCATGCGAGCAATCATGCGATTCTTATAGGTTCTAAAAGTATTTTTTAGGCGTATAGCCATAAGCGGTTTGGTAGCATTTGCTGTTAATGCTATGAGATTGGCTGTATGTACTGCCCAGTCTTGACCGGCCTCTACATAACCTCCTTCGGACATTACAGTCGAACAAATCTGATCCATGAAAGCACCACCAGTAGTGCCTGTATTTTTTATTTCACATCTAACTGGCAGATTGGGAGTGCTCATATATACATTGGCTAGAACATTACTATTATGAAAAGTATGAGCATAAACAAATTCATTTTCATGCACAAAACCACATCTAACACTGCCTACACCTAACCATTGAAAATCGAAATTTGTTAGTTGTGTTTTTGTTATGTCTAGATTGAATTTACTAAATCCATTACCATCACAATGATCTTCGTTCCAATCAGACTGAACCACTCTGCGTTCCGATACTGAACCACCTACAAAACTTCTAAGTACAAAATATAAATTTCCATCGCCAGTCTGTTCAAGAAATACACCATTTTCATCGTCATAGTACCCAGTACGTTTGGTCACATTGGCAGTGGCTTCATGAAAATTAAAACTGCTTAGTACTATCTGCGACTTACCAGGCATGTAATGATGATAAAATTTAGTCTGATGAACTACTCTAGCATTGGCATGGTTATTTGTGGTTAATCTAGCAGCTGCTGCATGAGCTATAAAGGTTACGTTACCTCCATTTTCTATGTTGTCAATAAAATTGGGATCTAGACCATAAAGATGTTTATAGTCGCCAAGTGTAAAGGGTTCTGATACTCTAGCTCTACCAAAAGCATCTAGATTTATAACAGGCTCATTAAACAAATATGTCATACAATTCTCCAACCGTTTCTGTAAAGTAACTGTACAGCACCGTTACTTATTCTTAGTATAAAACCGCCTATGTCATTATCAACAGTACCAATAACTGTAATGGGATTGTGTTTGGCATTTCCTGACTCATCTTTAATAATGTATTCAGTGCCATTGTTAACAACTGTTGGTAATACAATGGTTACAGGGTTGTTATAATTAACACCTATGTAATAATCTTTAGTAGTTATTTCATAATATGAGTTAGTTATAAGTTTAGTTGCTCTATCTAGTGTTTGAGCACTGCCTGCACCGCCGCCTGGCCCTGCCAGGCTAATCTTGCCTAGCCATTGTTCCAGATATTTTAACTTGCGAGTAATGGATACTAGGTCTGCAGGAACGGTCTGCGGATCAGGTTGCTGGAAACTATCTTTCTTGACGCTTTGTGTTATACTCTGGGCTACGAGATCGGTAAGGCTTTGTTCGGCAACGGGTTGGGCGGTGGGGGAGGTGGGTTCGGATATTTCTTGGGGCGTCGCCGTATCCAGGTCATGTTCGTCCTCCGCTGTTGATTCAGATAGAAAATATTCTAGTTCTTCAAGACTGGGTGGCTGTGGAAATTCTGCAGGCAGTTCTTGCACTAGAGTTTCCACTAATTGTTGTTTGGTGGCGGCAATGGCTTGCTGTAAATCCTGCATGATACTCAGGCGAGCATTTTCCTTGATTTCAGCCTGGAATGCTGCATAGCCTTCGACCTCAGCCACCAGTTGGGCATCGGGTTCCTGCCCCAGAGCTCGAGCCAGAGCTATGAGCTTGGCCTTTTGTTCTATGTCACTTTTTATCATTTTGGTCATCGACAGGTTTAGACACCGTGCCTACAATGATGCTGTCGGCATGAAGTATCATAAGGATTTTATGGACTTTAATGTACTACGTTGTCGTGGATTCTTAAAATAATCACTGCGTGGATCGACATTCTGACCGGGTGTCATGCGAACCATGTAGTTGGTTCCGGTCGCAGTGCCCCAATCAAATCTGTTGGGATTTTCATAGTCTTCACGTATACGCTCACGATTCTTGCGGGCGAATTCCTGTCTGTCGACCAGTTTGAGCGGCGTATTGTTGATGACCAGGACATGTCCTTCGGGATTGGTGGGCTTGCCGTCTATGGTGTGTTTAAAGTCATAGTCCGCAGCATTCAGTGGGCCCATGATGGCATGCTTGGCCTGTTGTAAATGATGATGCATGTCAAAGTATCGTTGCCAGTTGTCCTTGTGTGATTCCAGATGAGCCAGACTTTGAGCCATCTTGGCACGAGCTCCTTCTACACCCTTGGCACTCTTTAGGCTGTCTACCTTCTGCTGTAGCTTACCTTCCACATGATTTCTAAGACCCTCATAGCTCATGCGATGTCCCTGATCGGACATCTTGTTGGTATAGGTACTGAGGTGACCGGCATCGGCACTGTCTAAATGACTAAAATCATGGTCCTGGTGCAGTTTGGCTGCAGCCTGCAGATGTTCACGAACCTTTTTCTGAGCATCGGGCGGATAATGCACCTTGGCAAGTTCTAGTCTATGATCTATGACATGCACATCTGGGTGGTGGTCAATGTCGCCGGTATCGGTATTGTATTCTACCTTGGGATCTGATATGCTGCCTGTATAGGCCGTATGCAGAGCAACGCCTACCTTGGCCTTGTCAACCTTTCGACCTTCGGCAGAATGTCTGTCCACACTATAGTTTATGGTGTTGGGTTTGAAGTGATGATGGCTGCGATCACTGGCTATGTCATTGTCGGCCTTGGTATGCGAATACATCATGTCGCCCTGCATGATCTTATGATGGGGCGCTATCTTGGGCAGATGTTGTAGAGCAGTTTTAAGCTTCTTGACCAGACCCGGAGCATGACCATGGTTACGCTCTATGTCGGCATCTGTATAGTTTACCTTGGCATCTTTGTTGAACAGTGACTTAGTACTAACAAAGAAACGATGGGTATCAGGGTGATAGCCAAAAGTAACACTAGGACTTCCGTCGT